AAAGCTCCTATAACTGCTCAAAACATATTATACCTCCTCTAATTCTAAGCCATGTTCTGCGAACCAGTCTTTTAATGGCCAGCGTTCACTACATGGATTGTCTGGTTTCTCATAAACTAGCAAAACTATAATAGGGTCTTCTGGGAAACCCTCATGTTTTTTTATTGCTAAACCAATTTCGGTTAATTCCTTAACCATGGTTGTAAAGTTTATATTATCTAACTGTTTTCTATATGCTGTAAGGAAAGGACATAATGGTGGTTTATTACCACAATCTTCTGGACCTCTACACAACCCCTCACAAGTGATACCTGGTGATAAACTTAAATACCTTAACCCATTGTACACACCCTTTTTGTCTTTAAACACATGGGTAGGGTGTTGAAAATCATGAAACCATTTAGGGTCCCATACTGCGGTACTAATTGGAATCATGTTTGGTGTGAAATTGCGAATGTTGTGGAATGTGGAAATCATTATCTTCATCTACTCTCTCCTTTTTCAAGACAATTCTATCATTTAATTTATGCGTCTGTCAACTAAAAACGAAAAACTTTTTATTTTTAGGCTTCGTTGCCGACTAATTTATATATTTAATTATTATAATATAATTATAATTATATTTTTACCTTTTGTCAATAATAAAAATTAAAGAAATTTTAACTTACCTATTGACAAACTATGAAATTTGTGATATAATATGTTCAGATAAAGTCAAATGGAGGTAAAAATGAAGATAGCAAGTTATTTAGACTTTAATCTACAAGCTTATCAAGAAAGACTAGGTTTAGTTAATTTCTTAGATGAACAAGGACTACTATCACAATGTCCTCCTTCTGAATTAGACAAAGTAGCAAATTATCTTTTATATGCAGAAGATGTAGATGCCGAAGTAGAATTGAAAGAAGGGAGTAGAAAAAAAGTAAGTTATGAAAGTTTAATAGAAACTGCATTAGGAGAAGCTACTGTACAAAGAAGTCAAGAAGTTTCTATATATAGAGTTCCTAGACCATCTATTGATAGAGAAAAAGATGCTGATATACCTTTTATGAAAGATTTATGGGAAGCCATAGATAATATATCAGAGCAATATCAATACTGTAAAGATGTTCTTGAAGGAAAAAGAGATATGGACCCAAATAGAAAATTAGTTCCTACGTATCAAACTAAATATTTTTTAAGAGAATGAATGATAGATTTGAGAAGAGAACAATTTCTTTTAAAAGATAGTTATAGACCACCTGTAGGAAGTAGTGGAGGATTTCCTTCTCATGTAGATAAACCAGATTATATTGGTATGTGTATTGGACCACATGTTTTATGTGATTATGAAATGCAAGTAGATTATGGAAATTGAAGACATATTCATGCAATGCTTAAATATTATTCGGGTATGAAAGCTAAAACAGATGGTAATCCATTTCATCCATGGTGGGACATGTATAATTTTTTAGATGAGTTAATTGGAAGAACTAGATTCTCACCAGAACATAAATTAATTTTAGAAGAAAAGATTAATCATATACCAAATGAACAAATTGTTAGTGATTTAGAAAAACTTGGTGGTAAAAGTTATAGTGTTAATTATATAAGCACAATTTGAAAACAACATATTACTAAACAGATTGCCAAACAAGCATATTTATGATGGGAAGAAAAAACACATAGACCAGATGGTACTTTAGAGAATATGACTAGATGGCGTATATGCCCACAATGTGGTAGACAATTATATGCACATGAGTTAAATTTCGGAAAATACCAAGATGGTACATTTAAAGAATTATGTAAAGATTGCGTTTATGATAATAAAATAGCAAAAGAGGAGAGAAGAAAAGAGAGAGAAATGAGAAAAGCTGCGAAGTTAGCAACTAAATTATAGGAGGAATGGATTTATGAATGAACAATATAGAGTTTGCCCAGAATGTGGCAAAAAGCAAAAGTTAGACATGTTTCTTCCTACTTCTAATTCATCTCTTTATGGAATAAATGGAATGAGCTATACATGTATCGAATGTATTGCAAATAAGATTGATAGAAAAGATTTAGGGTCTATAGATAAATTATGTCAATTCTTAGATTTACCATATGATGCCAATAAATGGTTAGAAATGGAAAAGAAATATGAAAAACTTGGACCGCTACTTATTGATTACTGCCAAGAAATGACAAATGGCAAATATGCTGATAATGATTGGTTTAAATATAATAAGATGTGGGAAAAGTGTAGAGAGTATAATAGCGTGTTAGATGAACTAACAGTGATGCACTCGGATTTATTAATGTACCTTAGAAAAAAGTGAGGACATATTGATGGTTTTACTTTAGAAGAGTACATGCGTATGGAGGAATATGAACGTCATACACTAAGTCATTATCCTTTTAAAGATGAAGCGCGTAGAGACATGGTTAGGAAATTGGCTAAATTATCTGCTATATCAGACCATTGTATTGCGAATGGGGATAATAAAGAAGCTACTACAGTTCTTCAAAGTTATAATGCTTTAATGAAAGAACTTGGTATTAGTACCCAAACTTCATCTAACGAAAATACGATTGAAAGTTTAAGTGAATTAGTTGCCTATTTAGAAAAAACTGGCTTCTTATTAAATTATAAAATAACAGAAAACCGTGATATAGTTGATAAGACTATTGAAAACATGCAACAATATGTTCGTAGATTGTTTACCGATTCAAGCGAAACGGTTAATGAAATGTATAATTCTAAAAAGTTAAGCACAGAAGCTGGTACTGATATTACTGATGAAGATATTGACCAACTATACTCTGAATCAGAAGAAGAGGGCGTAGAATATGAAGACCCTATGAATGAAGTAGAATTAGAAAAAATGTTCCAACAAGTAGAAAATGAATTCAAATAGCATAGATGAAATATTAGACAAGTATTATGATACATTCCAAGAAAGAAATGATATGGCTCAAATAGTTATTACACCACAGTATGTAGAAGACCATAGACAATGATTTGAGGATATGGTTAGATTGTTTACCCTATATCCTGATTATTTAGTTGATGTAATAACGCCAGCCGATTCATTCTTTAAACTATATTTTTATCAAAGGATATTTTTAAGAGTGTGTATGCGTTTCAGAGAGGTTTCTGGAACATTCCCTCGTGCGTATTCAAAATCATTTTTGGATTTCTTGGATATGAATATTCGTGGAATTATGCAGCCACGAAGTAAAGGTTTTACTTGTGCTGATACAAAAAAACAAGCGGCTCAAATTGTTGAAGAAAAAACTAATGAGATTTATCGACTATTTCCTTTTTTAGTTAATGAACTTAATATAAGTGATTTAGATAAAATGAAAAAGAAATACGGTAATATGGGTTCAGACTATGCGGAAATTAAATTCCGTAACGATAGCCAGATAGATATAGTTAATACTGGTAATGCCGGCCGTGGTGGTCGTAGACATTGAGGAACTCTTGAAGAGTTTGCAATGATGGATGGGGATGCTGTTAATGAAGTAGTTATTCCATTAATGAATGTTGACCGTAGAACAGTTGCTGGTTTATTAAACCCAACTGAACCACATGCTGCGCAAACAATGATTACTACTGCTGGCTATAAAGGTACTTATGCTCATGACAGAACATTAGAAACTTTGGTTGATATGGCATTAGAACCAGACAAAGCATTTTGTTTTGGTGGGGATTATAGGATACCTGTTATGCATGGGCTTTTATCTATTGATAAAGTTAAGGATAAGTTACAAGCTTCTTCATACAAGCTTGAATCATTCTTGCGTGAATATATGTCTGTATGAACAGGTGGAAGTGAAGACAGTTATTATTCTTATACGCAAATTAGCAAATGCCGTAATCTTATTAGGCCAGAGTTTAAAAGAGAAAAAGATTTTAAAGGATTTTATGTATGTGCGGTCGACGTTGCGAGATTCGAAGGCGACCAAACTGTTGCAATGGTATTTAAGGTTTATACTGAAGGTGAGCGTTATAAGATTCATCTAGTAAACATTAAGATTTTAAATGGGACTCACTTTAGAGACCAGGCTGCAATGTTGAAGCAATTAGATTTAGAATTTGATTTCAAAGCAATCGTAATGGATATTAATGGTAATGGTGCTGGGCTTGCTGATTATATGATTGATGAACAAGAATTAAATGGTATTTATTATCGTCCATATGGTTTTTTGAATAAAACTAAGTATTCTAACACAGAAAAACGTGGAAATGTGCGAAAATTATTCGGAATTGAAGCAAATCGAGGCTTAAATAGTGAAATTTATACAAATGTTCATATTATTTTGAGTCTAAAACGTGTTTCTCTACTATTAAATGAGCGACAAGCACGTAGATATTTTAGTCAAT